CGCTGCCCGGGCCACATACGGTCGGCGACGGCTGGATCGTGCAGTCGCCCGCTCCGGCGCACCTGCACGTCTGGAACGGCACGGCGTTCGACGATGTCGGGCAGATCCAAGGGCCGACTGGCGCAACTGGCCCTGCCGGGCCGCCAGGAGCAAATGGCACGAACGGCACGAATGGAGCGCCCGGCGCTCCCGGCGCTGACGGCGACGACGGGAAGTCCGCCTACGAAATAGCGGTATTCAATGGCTTTGTCGGGACGGAAGCGGAGTGGCTGGCGAGCCTTGAGGGGCCGCAGGGTCCAACTGGCCCTGCCGGGCCGGCTGGGGATGCCTCGGCGTTCGAGACGGTGGCGATAGCTACAGGCGCGACAATCCCGTCCAGCGTAAAGACCATTACGACGGGCGGCTATCATACGCTGGGCGTTGGCGGGGCGACGTATCGCCGTTCTAGTGCGCCGGGCGGCGCGCTCGCGGGGAACAGGGGCTTCTTCCAGTCGGCGGACGGAGGCTGGTGGCGGCTCGATATAGAGCAGCGTGTCTACATCACGATGTTCGGCGCGGTTATCACTGCGACGACAGGCAACGAGGCGACCAACAATACCGCGGTGGCGCACGCCAACACGTTCTGCGCCAACGTGGTGTCGGGCTACTTCGTGCCGCTGTATTTCCCCGTGGGCCAGTTGCGCATCAACGCGGCCGTGCCGCTGGTTGCGGGGCTGCACTGGATCGGTGAGGGGATCGTCAGCGTCAGCGATACGGCCAACTCGGCGAACATCTTTTTCGCCTCGGGCGGCGCAACCACGATGTTGACGATCAGCGCCACGGTGCGCGACTGCTACTTTACCGGCATTCTGTTTGAAGGAGCGCAAACCCGGGACTTCTACAACAACCTGACCAACGACCTTCAGTGGTCAAAATTCCAGTTCTGCGGCTTCAAGAACTTCAACAATGCGCTGCGAATAGTATCGACCGGAAGCGCATTTAAAAACTGCTTCTTCCAGAACAACATCGTCACGGCCGAAATCCACGGAAGCGACGTCTTCTTCCAGGACAACTTCATTGACGCGGGCGATAGCAACACGTCGATCGCGGGTTGTGTCATCCTCTCTTCGCTATCTCTCACCACATTTCGCGGCAACTTCATCACCGGGCAATACAAGGTTCCCTTGATAATTGCCGGCAATTGTCCGGGGCTGCGGGTTTTCGATAATGAGTTTGACATCTCGTCACATGCCGGGGTCTACGCCAACAACGCGCGCGGCTTCATGCTCTACGCCAACACGTTCAACCGGCTTGGCGTACATTCTGTCAGCGCGCCGAATGCCACCTACGACGCGCAGTTCCGGGCCCTGAACAGCTATGACTTCAGCTTGTGGGAAAACGAGTTCCTGTTCAGCTCTACCGGAGGATCGTCGTTTGGAGGCTCTGGCACGCCCAAGCCATCGCCTTTGCTGCCCACGCACAAGCTTACCTCGTCGGCGGCGACCACCGATGGCGGCATGTCGGGTCGTGATACCTACATTGACGACGTGCTCTACCGTGACGGCAACGCCCGCACGATTGTTCTCGATGCCAACACCGCACCACCGCGAGTAGGGCAGCGCAAGCCGCTCGATCCGTTCCTTGTTGCGAATGCCAGCACGACGTGGAGGCCGGGTGTGTCGCACAACATTCTCTGCTCCACGACGCTCACTGCCGCTCGGACCACTATCCTGTCCACCACTGAAGCTAAGACTGGCGATGAGGTGCTGCTGCTGAGGACGGCGGGCGGCGCGTTCAACTGGGTGGTCCAGAACGGCGCGGCGGGTTCTAGCATCAAGACATTTACGGCGGCAGGTCAGGGCTATGCCATCTTTGATGGCGCCAACTGGGTGTGCGCGTGATGGTGACGACGCTTGATCTGCAGCGCCGCGGCCTGCCATACGCCGTCGTCGTGGACGGCGCAGCCACGCCCGCTTCGCTGGCTGATCTGGACGACAAGGGGCTGCCCTACCTGGTGGAGGTGGCGGACGGGGCGACGATGGCCTCGCGCAGGGCCCTGGAGGCGCGTGGGCTGCGTTATCTCGTTCCGGTGCTGGTGGATGCCACTCCAGCCTCGAAAGCGTCCCTGGCCGCCCAGGGGCTGCGCTATGCGGTGCAGGTGGATGCCGACATTCTCCCGGCCGATCGGCTGGTGCTGCAGCGACAGGGGCTGGCCTGCTACGTGGAGGTGGACAGTTCCGGCAATTCTGTGAGTGCGGCTGCGGTTGGCGGCGCGGCGTTGCTGACTGGCGAGACGGACGGCTTCGCGACGGACTTCCTGCACCCGGTGGACGCCGAGCGGGTGGCGCTGAAGAGCAGCGGCTCGCCGCTCGCCTATGCGGTGGACGCTTTCTACAGGCAGGCCGGCACCTCGCCGAAGATGGTCTATGACGCGGCGGGAACGCTGGGCTGGTCGCCGCATAATTACATGCTGCAGTCACAGGCGTTTGAACTCGGCGCGTCGAGTTGGGCGTCAAATGCTGTTGCTATTACCAGCAATGCCGCTGCGGCCCCTGATGGGACGATGACGGCTGACGCTTTTATTCCGCCGGTTGCGGCAAACTCGTCATACGTAAACCAGGCTCCGGTGATAACGAGTGGCACTGTTGTCTCGTTTTCAGTTTATATCAAGAACGGCACCCTTGGATCGACGTGGTTTTTAATACAGTCAGATACGAGTGCTTGGTTTAATCTTGCAACTGGTATCAAGGGAACGACTAGCGGCGGTGCAATTTCCAGTAACATGATTGCGGTGGGGAGTGGCTGGTATCGCTGTGATATGACGTTCACTACAGCGTCAGGGGCTCCTCAAGTCTATCTGGCATTGGCGCTTGGCGATGGTCTGGGGACCGGGACCACAGGCGGCGACGGAGTGAAGCCTGCGTTCTATCTCTGGGGCGCGCAGATGAACCGGGGCAGCGTGCCGCTCGTCTACCTCCCCACCACGACCGCCGCCCGCGTTGGGCTGGCGCTCGACTACGACCCGGTGACGCATGCGGCGCGAGGGCTGTGGAGCGAGCCGCAGGCGACGAATTTGGCGCTGCAGAGCGCGATGGGCAGACCCGGTTTTCTGTGGGCTCCTACTGGCGCGACCGTTACCACCAGCGCACAGGTCGATCCGTCAGGCGGTTTGCAGGCGATACAAGTTGTTGTCACGAATAATACCGCTGGTCTGAATATCAGTCAGTATCAAAGTGGCCTCACCATTGCCGCAACATATACAGGATCAATGTGGCTGAAGGGCACAGCCGGCCAGCAGATATACCTCACCGCAAATGGCTTGGTTGCAGCCGCCTCTGTGCTCGTCACATTCACCGGGGCATGGCAGCGTGTTAGCAGCACTTATACGGCATCTGCTGTCGATGCTTATTTTACTGCCGAGTGCTACAATCGGGGCGGTGGAGCGCATCTTCCTGCCATCACGTTCCATGCTTGGGGCGCACAGTTCGAGCCGGGCACGGTAGCAACAAGCCATATTCCGACGCTCGCCGCCTCCGTCACGCGGGCGGCGGATCAGGTCAGCGTCACGCCGGCCTCGATCAACTACAGTGCCACGGCGGGGAGCTGGTGGGTGGATTTGAACATATTGCCAGGATCGAACAACGGGCGAATTATCGGCTATAGCAGCCAAAACTCGCCGCCCTTGTATGTGGGGGGCGATACGGTCTTTAACCTGTATGACGCAGTCGTCCTTAGTAAAACCGTGGTGAGCACTCTCGGGTTGCACAAGGCAGCCTCTGCTTTCCAGGTTTCCGATAGGGCAATAACGGCGGACGGCTTGGCAGCAGCTACGGATACGGGCTCGACGATTGATCTATTGGCTCCCGTTTTTCCCATATCTTTCGGGATCGGCTCCGGGGCCAGCATCAACGGCTACATCCGCAAGGTCCGCTATCTGCCGCGCCGTCCGACGAATGCCGAACTGGTGACGATGACCACATGAGCATCGACTACCTTTTCAGGGCCACCACCCGCAAGGACTTCGAGGCGATGGCGCGCACGGCGCTGTTCATCGACGCTGAGAACAGGCCGCTGCCGGGGATTGATGTCGATCCGACACTCGGCACGCCGGAATACGAGACGGGCATTCCTATCATCGACGTGCCGTCGCCGGATGAGATCACGCCACCGATCTTGAAGACCGGCTGGCACGCTAACGTGCGAGTCAGCGGCGAGCGCGAGCAGCAGGAGATCGAGGGCCTCGAACAGACCGACGAAGAAGGCAACCTGCTGCCGGCGGCAGAGCGCACGCACTTCGGCATCACCTTCTCGGACAACGGGACCGTGGTGGCGGATGGCACGACCGAGGGCGTCCAATACGCCAATGTCGCGCTGATCGACGAGACGACGATCGTCTCGCCGCAGCGGGTCTGGCAATAGCTCTATGCGCTTTGAGACGATCAACCTCGGCGTTCCAGGGCCGCCGGGGCCGGCGAGTATTGTACCCGGGCCGGCAGGGCCGGAAGGCCCGCAAGGCATCCCAGGCCCGCCGGGGGGCGAGAGCGGCAGTGTCAATGGGGTGCTGTCCCTCCGTGCCATACCAGTGGTCAACGGGCAGACGCTGCATCTCAATTACCACACAACGGTAGGAGACTTGGGCGCAGGTGACTTCTACGGTGTGACCACGGGCGGGCCGTATACCGATAACGACGGCACAATCATCGTCCCGACCGGCGGAGACGGTTCCGCAGCGTGGCTGCGTGTGTGGGACCATGTGCGGGCGCATGTCGGCTGGTTCGGCGCGAAGTGCCAGCCCGATCTGCCAACCGGGCCGGATGACTATGCTGCCGTGCAGAAGTGTTTATACCTGTTTACCAGCGGGCGCATAGCTGGCGGTGGGCATGGTGGCGGCTCGCTTTTAAGCGGCATTATCGACGTGGGGCCGGGGTTCAACTTTTCGCAGCCGCTGATCTATGGCGGCAGCTTGGCGAGTTCTTTTAAGTGGGTCGGCCGGCTGAGCCGTGGCCGGGGCGGGCAGGAGCGGAGCTTCCTGCGCTATACCGGGCCAAAGACGCACGCTGCCTTCATTATGTATGGCGCAAACGAGTGGGGTTTCGAGGACGTTAACGTGTGTCCCGGCCTGGCGATGGCGGGCATCCTGGCGACGGCTGACAATTCCTACAACAACAACTTCACCCATACGACGAGCGTGGAGATCACGGCCGGGGCTGACCGTGTAGTCTCGCCGCTTGGCGGCGCGACCCCGGCAGAGAAGGTGCAATATCTCCAACCCGGCGTGTTCCTGGGCGTCGGAGGCCGGTCCGATCAGATCGGCGGCGCAGCGGCCGGGGCAGACTTCGAGATTGTCTACATCACCGCCGTTGACAGGGTGGCGGGGACGTTCACCGCCGACTTCGCAAAGACCCACCCCGCCGGTTCGTTGTTGGGTGGAGGGCATCCGTGTTCCAGCGGGTGGGTGAAGGACTGCCAGTTCCAGACGGCATCGTCGCCGATCTGGACCCTGATGTCCGGTCCCGCCGTGGACCTCGGTATAGGCCCGCTTGGTGGGTTTAGAACACGTTTCCCCGTCGATGACATCACCGGCATCAAGGTCGGGCATCCGATCCGGGTTGGAAGCCTGCTTTACGCGGAGGTTCTTTACCCGGATGTCGTCAACGTAGGAGCGAGCTATTTCGAGGCTTACAGCAATAATTTCGGCCACACGACCGGTCATCTTGTCATGTACCCAACGTCCGGCATGGCGCTCGGAAACCGGCTGCTAGGGACGGTGCAGACTGACAACGTGACATTCAGTTCATGCACATGGACCGGGATGAGCCTGCGCAACCATCCCGGTACTACCGCACCGGAAGACCAGACGGCGGACTGTTATGCAGGGTTTCGCCAAATCTGGGGCGGCAATGTTAAAGCGTTTGTATTTAACAATATGCAGCCTGCCTACCTGCGCTGCGGGTTCGCCTGCGAACAGGCTTCCGGCCAGTATCACTTCAACGGCGGCACCAGCGCGGCGATCTACGAATGCATCTGGTGGGGCATTAACGCCACGATGACCGTCCTCGGGTGGGAGGATGAAAGCACTGGCATGTGGTTGACCGGGCTGGGCGGTTCCAGCCCGTCGCAGGCGACGTTCATCGGCTGCACGTTCCAGGGTGCGGCTCCTGTTTTTTCTCATATGCCGCAGGCTACCGATGAGATGATTTTATATTCCGGTCAGGTGACCATGATCGGATGCTACCTCATCAACAACCGCATCCCCGGCACCACGCTGCCGCTCATCTCCATCACCGGGCTGCTGGTCCCGGACGTGAGTAACAACCCGCCTGGCCTGGTGCTTTTGAACTGCACATTCATCTATGCAACTGCGAGCAATATGAACCTGGTGCGGAATGGGCCGGGTGGAACAGTAGACGTTCTCCAGGACGGTAGTTCCGGCAGCGTGACCATGCTTAACTGCATCGGCAACAATGCTCCCACCAATACGCGCCTGCCGAATGTCCTGCCGCCGATCAAGAGGTGGCAGAACACCGCCACATACGATCCGCCGAGCTTGCTCGCCAACACCGCCGGCACCGCGCAGACAATGAGCGTGCCGGGTGCGGTGCTTGGGGATTTGGTGGAGGTCAGCTTTTCGCAGAACCTCGGCGAGGTGCTGCTTCGCGCCTGGGTGAGCGCGGCGGATACCGTCAGTTTTCAGTTTCGCAATCCGACGGCCTCGCCGATCGACCTGGCCAGCGGCACGGTGAAATGCCGGGTGAAGAAATAGTTCGCTAGTCCCGAGCGATAGAGGGACACGCCCACGCCGCGGCGAGACAGCGGCGCACACGTCACCAAGCACGAAACGCATGGAATGAAAGGACGGCGAAGATGGCCGGCGACGAAGAGCTATTGTCTGTTGACGACAAGGACGTTTTTGCAGCCGCACTCAGCGACACCCCTCCGGCGGAAAAGCCGGCAGAAGCTGAAGCGGAGTTCAAGCCGGAAGGCGATCGGCCACGCGATGAGCAAGGCCGGTTTTTGCCGAAGGCAGCGGACGCAGAGACGCCTGCACAGCCGCAAGCGGTAGAGCCCACAAAGGCCGAGCCGGTAGCGGCGGACAAGCCACCGCCAGATGAGGCAATCCCCTCCTGGCGGCTGCGTGAGGAAACGCAGCGGAGACGCGAGGCCGAGGAGCGGCTTGCCACAGCATCGGCGCAGCTCCAGCAATTCCTCAATCAGGCACGTCAGCAGCAACAGCGGCAACCGGAGCCACTGCCCGATCTCATCGAGCAGCCGGAGGCATACGCCAGGGCCATCGAGCAACGGCTTACCCAACAGTTCGAGCAACGCGACATTGCCCGTTCTCTGCACAGGGCGGACCGGCAATACGGCGAGGAATTCCGCCAGGCATATGAGGCATTCAACTCGCCTCAATACGCCAATGACGAGCACCTCCTACAGCGCGTCAGGAATTCCTACGACCAGGGCGAGGCAATCCTTGCTTGGCATCGCGAGCAGAAGGCGCTCCGCGAGATCGGGCCAGACCCATCCGCCTATCGCCAGAAGCTGCGCTCAGAACTGATGCAGGACGCCGAGTTCCGCAAGGAATTCATGGCGTCGATGCGGGCCGAAGCCACCCAAAAGCCGTCCTCAGTCACCTCGCTTCCGAATTTGGCCAGGGCGCCGGGTTCCGCAGGGAACTCGCGTGATGAATGGCCGGAGGACGAAGCGGGCATCTTCAACTTTGCGACGGCGGGCATGTCCAGAAGATAGGCCCGTTAAGGGAATACGGTAATGGTAGCATCAGCAGTAATGTCGAATATCCAGACGAGAAATAAACTCGTCCAGTATACGACAGAGATCAATAAGGAATATGTGCGCGAGAACTTGTTCTCGCCTTACATGGGAACGGACGCGACCAGCATCATCCGCATCCGCAACGAGGCGAAGAAGGGTGGCGACCAGATAAATTTCCCGATGATGGGCAGCCTCTACGGGCCGGGAACGCCGGTTGCGCTGGGCAGCCCGACCTATGCCTATGGTGTGGATCAGCTTACCGGCTTTGAGGAGAAGATCGACAACTACGGCATGCGGGTCTGGATCGACTGGGCGCGTAATGCCGTGGCGACGAACGACGCCGAGGAGCAGAAGGACAGCGCCGACATCTTCGGCGAGGCCAAGCCGCTCTTGAGCGACTGGGGCAAAAGCCTGCAGCGGGATGAGATCATCCTGGCGATGGCGAACTTCCCGAGTGAGAGCCAGCCGACCAATCTTGGTGCTCTCGGTGCCCTTAACGGCCGGGTAAACGGTGCTCCGTTCACCGGGACGGCGGTCAATACCTGGACGGCGGATAATGCTGACCGTGTGCTGTTCGGCAATGCCCGCTCCAACAATACCGGTGCGCTTATCGCCTCGCTGGCGAACGTCGATGTCACTTCCGACACCTTCACGCCGGCCTCGGTGACATTGATGAAGTATATGGCAAAGACGGCGGTCCCCAAGATCCGCCCCTACACGACCAGGGACGGGCGCGAGTACTACGTGTGCTTTGCCGGTTCCGTGAACTTCGGGCAACTGAAGCTCGCCATGAACCAGACGGGCATTCCGACTACGCCGGCCGTGATTGGCATCAACGTTTATGCCCGGCCGCGTGAGGAGAACGGCTACGGCGGGGCGCCGAATAACCCGCTCTTCCAGGACGGCGACCTGATGTACGACGGCGTGATCATTCGGGAAATCCCGGAGATCGAAAACTTCGTGGGGACGAGCGTTACCCCTGCAACTTGGCTCATGCACAATGTTGGAACCACGGCGAGCCGTGTGGCTCCGGTGTTTCTGTGCGGGCAGCAGGCGGTATTGTTCGCCTGGGGCAAGATGGCAACTCCGACATTCCGCGACCAGACGGACTACCAGTTCGTGCGCGGCGTGGGTGTGAAGATGTGTTATGGCGTGGCAAAAGCCTTCCGCATTCCGCGCCGGAACTTCGACACCGTGGACACCACTTACACGAAGATGGTGCAGACTGGAATGGTTACGGGTTTCTTCTCGGCGACGCAGCCTACTTAACTTGATCTGAAGCAAACAAGAGGGCGGCGGCGTTATGCTGTCGCCCTCTTTCATGGGGCTTGGAGGATAAAAATATGGCGGCGAATATCACCTATCTCGGCGAGCCGGGGGCCAGCGAGGGCACCGTGCTTCACTGGGCGGCTCTGGACTTTCCGATCAATACGCCGGTTCTCGTTGACCCCGACGTGGTGGCAACCAACGGCGAGCGTATCTTCTACGAGCACGTCCTCAAGAAGGCGGCAAAAAACCAGTACTTCACATACGAGGAAGTGGCGCCGGCAGCGAGGAAGTCCAAGGCGAAGGACGCCAAGGCCAAGCATGACGAGCCCGCCGAGGACGACTATCCCGAGGAGCCAGCCAACGGCGATACCACCATCCCTCCTGACTTCCGGGATATGCACCATAAGAAGCTGATCGCGCTCGCCCGGCGAATGGGCGGCGAGGGGGATGCGCTCGCCACCCGGGACGGGGCGATAGCCTTCCTTGAGAAGCAGATTGCGCAGAATGATGGGCTAATGGATCGTCCTGATCATGCCTGAAGGCTCAAACACCCGGCGCGACCTGATCGATAGCGTCCTCGCGGAGATGTCGCTTGTCGCCTCGGGGCAAGCGGCGGCTCCCGAGGACGTAAGCCAAGTCGATCGCGCCATCGAGCCGGCCGTCGCCCGCTACCAGGCTTTGGAGATTGTCGGAGACTTCGACTTCGACAATGTGCCGGACGAATTCCTGACACCTATCGCCATCCTTATCGCGGACACTCTCCTCGACCAGTATGGCATCCCGCGTGGGCTGGAGGCGGACCCGTCCAGTTGGAATGCCAAGGTGGTGCGATCCACGAACGAGATGCGGGTGATGCGTGCCATGCGCCCGACCTACAGCGTCCTGCAAGTGACCTATTTCTGAGCCATGGTTTCTATCCCGTTCCCACTCGGCTCCTATCCGGGGCGGCGCACGCATGAGTCAGCCGGGCGGCTGATCAACGCCTATGCGGAGCCGCTCGGGCCGGGCGCGGTGGGGGCGGCGAAGATCGTATCGGCGGCCGGGCTCAAGAAGTTCACGGAAGCCTCGACGAGTGGCGAGACGCCGGTGCCGCTCACTGGCTACCGCGGCGCCATCCTCGTCGGCAGCACGCTCTACGCGGCGTTCGCCAATACGCTGGTCTTCATCGACGCGGCGGGCACCGTCACGAAAGTCCCAGGAACCCTTCCCGGCACCGGCCGCGTGCAGTTCTCGCGCAACAACAAGCAGCCCGTGCCCGACGTGGTCGCCACCACGTCGGCGGGCTCCTACCTCTGCAGCACGTCAGCGATAACGCCCATTGAGCCGGGCATGTCGGAAGTGACCAGCGTCTTCATGGACGGCTACACGTTCTATGCCGACGGCTTCGGCACCATCCAGGCGTCGCAGATCAATGACGCTGCCACCTTCAACTCATTGGACAGGACGACGGCGCAGGCGAAGGCCGGGCAGCTCCGGCGACTGATCGCCTACGACCAGCATCTCTTCGCGATGTGCGAGACGTGGATCGAGGTGTTTAGGAATACCGCCAACCCGGAAGGCTTTCCGTTCTCGCGCGTCGCAGTGATCAACCGCGGCCTCATCGCCACCTACGCCGTCGCCGGCCACCAGGATGGCTTTGGAAAAGCCTTGGTCTGGGTCGGCGACGACAACGGCATCCACATCCTCGACGGCTACACGGCGACCCGCATTTCCACGCCGGATGTGGATCGTGACATCGAGGCGCTGGAGGACAAGAGCGGCATCGAGGCCCAGTGCTACATCACCTCCGGCGCCGCCTTCGTCTCGGTGTCGTCGGCGGAATGGACGTGGGAATTCAATTTGACGACGCAGATGTGGGACGAACGGCGCAGCAAGCTCAAGGACGGCACGACGCTCGACCGCTGGCGCGGCACCGGAGACAGCGTCTTCGCCTTCGAGAAGTGGCTGATCGGCGACACACACAGCGGCAAGCTGCACGAGATCACTTCGGACGCCAGGATGGACGATGACGCGCCGCTGGTGATGCGCATCGAGAGCGCCCCAACGCACGACTTTCCGAGGGGGCTGCTGGTGCCGCGTGTGGATCTGAATTTTGCGCCAGGGACAGGACGGGCTCCCGGCATTGATCCCATCGAGACTGATCCGCAGGTGCAGGTGTCATGGAGCGATGATGGCGGGCTGCACTGGGGCAATCCGCTCTGGCGGAGCCTTGGGCGGCAGGACACCAACCCGGCCATCACCGTGTTGCGGACGGGCCGCACGGCGGCACAGGGGAGACGCTGGGCGCTGGAGATCTCCGACCCAGTGTATGTCGCGCTCCTGGGTGGTGACATGACCGTTGAGCGGCAAGTGGGCTAATGCCGACCGCCACCTCGGAACTTGCGCCGCTCCCGCCGCCGACTGTCTCAATGTTTGAGAAGCCGGGCATTCTGCGGCGTGAGTGGTTTTTGTGGTTCCAGTCCGTCGATGTCCTGCTGCGCGGTTTGCGCGAGGAAGTAAGCCAGGCTCTCGACGACATCGACGCACTGACACCCTGAAAGGGTCACAGCTATGGGCCTCCTGGACTTATTTTCAGATCGCAACGAGAAGGCGGCGAGGGATGAGTACGCGCAGGGCTACGACAAAGCCCGTAAGTCCGCCTTCGGCAGCCTCGATACCGGCGAGAAAGACCTGCGCGGCCAGTATGGCAATGCGCAGGGCTACTACGATCCGTATGCGGCGAGATACGGCGCCGGTAGCCAGATGTATTCCAACGCGCTGGGGCTGGGAGGTGCCCAGGGCACCCAGGACGCGCAGGGGGCCTTTCAGGCTGGGCCGGGCTATGACTACGCCGTCAAACAGGGCCTGCAGGGTGTCATGCGCAATGCAAGCAGCCTTGGCAACATCGCCAGTGGCAACACGGCGATGGCCCTGCAGGACAGGGGAAACCAGTTGGCTAACCAGGAATATGGCGGCTGGCTCGATCGGCTGTCCGGCATGGATCAACTGGGGCTGCAG